ATCTGTTGCAAAGGGTTCTTCCCAATACATATATAATAATATAAACGAGCCCTTTGCACAAGGAAACTCCTTCTTATGAATGATGTTACATTCTGGATCGTTCAGTATTCTATCTACATTCCCAAGGTTATTACCCCAGTTAAGGTTAAAACACTGAACCCTTCTTTTTTTGTCATTCATTTGAAGGTCATTTTCTGTGATATTTTCCACCAGTTGGTCATACTCGATATAGAGCATAACCGATGTGTCTGGACAACTCGCATACGGACGAATAGTGGTAACTATGCAGTTACCACTATTCAATATTGCTTCAGCATTTGCGGCCTCACCCGGCAATAGGAAGGACGCTATATTCTTTTTTGGGAAGCGGCTGGCCATAATAGCCTCAACCTCCGTTCAAACTCTTCCTTCGAGGTGGTTTTTGTTCAGGCATTGGACGCATATCAACTGTCGCCGGGCCCTGGCCTTGCTGTGCCTGGCCTTGCTGTACTTGCTGTGCCTTTTGGTCATCCTGCTGTTGCATCTGTAGCTGCTCTACAAAGACCATGACACGATCCCTCATCTGTACAGGGATAGTGTTCAGCGCAGCCTCCTGTTGACGCTCAGGCATTGCTACGATGCGCTCTGCGAGGGCTTGGGCATCTGCATATCCCTTGCCATAATTCTCGCGGCTTTTCATGGCTTCCATCCTCATTGCAATTGCCTTTTGTTGCGCGGCTGGAAGTTGAGTTAAAGCTGCAGCTCTTTGCTTATCTGGCATGGCTGAGATTCTTTGAATCTCAGCATCAATATCTTTGGTGTCGCCGACATTCACAGAATCTATTTGGTCCGGCACATTTGCCTTATCTTTTCCAGCGGCAGGGTCTTGAACATCACCGGCGTCTGCCATTGCTACCGTAGGAGCCATTGGTTGTCCAGGGCCGGCGGGCGGCGCTGTTGGGTCTGTACCCGGAGCTCCACCCGGGCCTGCCGGCGGCGCTCCCGGCGCTCCCCCGGGCCCTACCGGTCCGGGTATCGGATTGCCCATTGCGTCAACTTGTGGCTGTGGAGTTGCCCCCATACCGAACATCTGCATTGCAACGTTTCGCTCCACCTCATCTGTAGATTGAGACATCTTAATTCTCAATCTCTCCTTGAAGAGAGCTAGTTTTACTTGCGCGGTAATATCTGCTTCCTGCACTTCCTCATTTGCATCAATCCTGAGGATCTGCATTTTCTTATCTGTCTCTATCCTCTTTATTGCCTCAGCCTCAAGACCTGCGACAATTTTTTCAGGATCCATGTCCATAGCCTTATAGAGCTGCTCATCAGGAAGTTTGTTAGCTTGGTTCATCTGAACGATGAGCTGCTTCTGCTGAACGTCATCCTGCATTTTCAAATCTTGCATATGGATAGACGGAATTGCATCGTTGTCTTCCTCTGAATGCCATTCATTCCGTACCTTGGCCATATTCTTGACAAGGAAATTCAAGAATCCCTGTATTAATAACCTATAGGTTATAAATTGATTTTCGAGAATCTTCAGGGAGATGCTGCTGCCCGACCATGTAACTCCACCAAAGATAAATTCTCTAGGTACGTTCATGCCGGCCAGAATCTCACCCTGGACCTGCTCGATTTCCGGTGTAAGCATCAGCGCCCGGCCATTGCCGCCCAAGTTCAATACATTAACCGGCAGAGGGGAGATGACCTTGTAATTTGGGTCTTTTGAGGATTTGTTCAACTCGGCTGCAAAATCAGCTGTGACGCCGCCCCAGTTGACCATCGGATCGGATTGAGCGTTTCTCTCGAAGTAATATATGCGGAAAGGAACGATATGCTCCCGAGCGATAGCCTCTTGGGCCTGCCTCATGACGTTTCTGTACATCAGAAGTTTCATGACATTAGCAATTACCGGCGTACCCCAAACCGTATCTCCCATACTGTCCGTCGGACGGCTAAAATGGAAAATATTGTTTGGGTTGATAACCAGCGCTTCGTTCTTTGTGACAGCACGCTTTACCAGATCGGGTATCTTTTCATACTCGCTCATGGGTTTCTTCATTGTAACGATGCGCCTGATTTTCTCAGGGATCATCCATTTATACTTGATTTCACGGGTGGCTTCGTTATGGTCGATAATCATGCGACTCGGATCGAGTCTCACGACATGCCGCCATTCCTTCTGTTTGGTATCTGGGTTGGTCCAGAACTCGCCGAAAATGAAGCAGTTGCCATACAACCAATAATCTATGCCGATCTCAATCAGCAACTTGTTGAGGTTGATGTTTTCAAACAGCGTCTTTTTATATGTTTTAAGCTGCGGACTATCGTCCTTAACGCCAGTCTTCTTTCCATCAGCGCCCACCTTGGCCTTGTCGGCCATCTTGCTCTCATCGAGATATAGGTTTGTCACCGGGAACGTCGCCAAAGAATTGATGGCGCCGGCGATGAGTGGGTCGAACATATAGAAATAACGGCAGAGCTCAAACAACTCTGACATCTTGTTCGGAATTTTAGTATCGGAAAGATTTAGGAATGGCGATGGGTATGGGTCCTGTACCAGGTTCTGACGGAATGAGGCAAACTTGCTCATGCCTTCTTCTTCTCTGGCGGCAGACTTAGGTACAGCCACACCATAAGAATCCACAATCGATTTTGCTTGAGGATCGATTGCTGAGAATTCCCTCATGCTCATTGCTCTAAATGTTGGTTCCTTAACATCCATCAGGAATCACCCCTTTACAGGTTATATAACTGTGTCTGCTCGTGAAGCTCGGAATCATTCATATCGATCATCATATCGACTCCGAGATTCAGCCGTACATTCTTTTTCACGGCATTGATGATAATCTGGGTCAGGCCCGCCTTGTCCCCGGCCTGCTGCACAATGTAGCCAACGTCAGCGAAGTCAATCTTGCTGTTCTGACGGATGATCTGCAGCACCTTTTTAGATACTTCGATAACGCTTTCATTCGTGCCTGTGACGGCATCCACTTCTGCGTCGCTGATGGCTTTTTCGCACCCCATCTTGTTCCACTCTAAAAGAAGATCATCATTTAAAGTTTCAAAGAACTGGCGCTCGTATTCTGAATTTATGATTGACTGCTTTACCAGCATCGTCCGATATTCCTGGTTGACCAGGCACATGATGATATAATCCTCAACATCTTCTGAGAGATTGTCGAAGATATCCTGCCCCGGGGTGAGCGAATCCATCATCTGGAGTGTCCACATGATTTCTTCACCAGTATTGTCTGGCTGCCATCTCTCGAAATCAACCGGCTTGTCGGTCAATGAGCGCACACATTTCTCAAAATATAAGGGATCGCTGAACATCATTGCACTTTTGCGCAGCGCCTGAATGGTCAGTATCTTGTTCAGCACGAGATCATTGACGCCTGTGTCCTCAATGGCGAAGTCTCTTTCGATTTCACTGATAAGAACCTCTGGATCGTAACTGGTCCAGTTCTTGTATTTCTTATCAAGCACCTTCGCATATATCATTGGGTGAACTTCGGTGGTTTTGAATATCTCGGATATGTCACCGGAGAGTGATGCCTTTTTCCTGATGACCATTTTGGGCTTTAGTTCAGCAATGCCCTTTTTAGCTTGCTGCATGAACATCGCGCGGAAATACGTCTGGTTCTGTTCCCTAAAATTCTTAATTCCCTCCTCGTTCATATCTAAGGAGGAAATCTGGGTCATCGTTATATCATCGACCACAAACATGACCCGGTCAGGCATGAAAACAATTTTGAGATGTTTTGAGAGATAGTCCTGATTCAGAAACTTGCTCTGGATATCCTTTATTTTTTGCGCGGATGTATCCATTCCAAAGAAATGCATTGCACCAGATAATGCACCGGCGTACTTTGCAATCGGGCGATCCAATCCCCATGAGAGAAGCATTTCGTCTTCGTTATCAGCATCCTTCATCAAGAACTCGGTGATCTTGCTGTTCTTCTCGCAAGCCTCCTTAAGAGAGACGATGCCTGAGAAAAATTCGTTGATTCCAAGTTCTGAATCAGTTTCTTCTGGTTCAAAATCATCAGATGCCTTTTTCTTGATTGCATTCTCAAGATCCATCTTTTTTTGCAATAAGCGCCGGGCATACATCTGCTCAACAAGCTGCATCTCAGACATCATCTTGTTCAGCATGAGATTTTTATAATACTGCGCATCGCGCCTTCTCCAGGCGTCGTACATTTCATCGTCCATTTCTTCTGTATTGATGGTGTCCAGGGTTACAGTCCTGGTACCCAGTTTCACCATATACAGTGTACTCATGGGGGTAAAAATGATCTCAATGTTGTTTGAGATATTTTGTACCTCTTCAACGTGATCACGCCCCATACTTATTACTGGTCCACTCTCTTCCAGACTTTGGCGAAGTTGATTCTTCGCCCTTATTTTGCCTGAAATTGAGGAACCAACTAAACCACCCAGCGTATTACCGATTATGGTAGCTGGGTTGATAGTGATATCGAATGCATATTTATCGATAACAGCGTTCCTGTAACCGAATTCGGTTTCGAGTTCATCTACGGACTTCTTGATGATGTCCTCGTCTTTAATACTATGCTTCATGCGAATTGGGCAGGGCCATGAGCCCTGCCCTACACCCCCTTGGATTCAATTCCTTGGCGTGATGATCCGTTATTTCTTTTCATCGGCTGGCGGATCCTTTTTGGCTTCCACCTGCTTATCGGGTTCGGTTTTCTTTTCAGGTTCAGGGCTTGACTCAGCCTTGGTAGCAGTCTTGCCTTTCCACGCTATGAATCCGGGATGACCTTCGGCACCTTTTGGTAAACTCATAATTTCCACCTCCATCGCTTCGATTATAACATAAGTATTGTATACTGCAAACTAACTCATGTGATTTTGATTGGGAACCGTGGTATGAAAGGATGTCCGGTGTTGCGAACACTGATAATATTGTCGATCTTGAACAGTCGAATCGCATCACGATTCAAAGCAAAGGCATAGAGCCCCTTGTCG